TTTAGCTAAATTAAATGAATATGGAGCGTGGGCTGGTGTGGAAGTTGAATTAGATGGTTCTGATGTGATATTTAGAACTCCAACTTTTGATTCTAAAGGAAGAATATTAGACGAACCTTTTGAATTAAAGTTTGATGTGACTAATATAAAATCAGGGCAGCAATTACAAAATACAATGCAGGCATTTATTTCTAATTACAGCGACTCACAATTTATTAATAGCGCATATAGCACAGGTAAGTTTACTGAGCCTAAGAAAGAAGAAGAAGAACCTATACCAGATGATAGGACAGAAATAGTATTATCTTTTGGAACAATAAAAGTTCCTGAGGGTGGAGATAAAAAATCATACGTAGATTTTAATGCGTTTAAAAGAGAATATCCTAATGCTGTATTCAATGATTTTATAATATATACTAGACCAGATTTAGTTGGTGAGCCAGCACAATAAATGATATGGAAACACAAGAATTATTTGAAATATTACCACCAGGTTTTTTTACTACCCCAGAACAGCTTCAAGATTTTATTGACCAAGAGGGTGTTGATGATTTGTATCAACTTGTTCCAAAAGAAACATTTCCAACTCTTGAAGATTTTCAAGTTTCATTAAAAAAAAAAGACAGTCAAGAAATAAATACGGAGTTACAATCTCCGGATGGTTCTTCGGAGCAGTTCGATCTTCCTGAAATTTCAGTAGAAGAAGATGGTTTCTTTGAAAGAAACTTAGGCAAAAGTGGTATTACAGATTTATTAGATGACACTACCAATAGCATTAGACAAGGTTTTGCACAAGGCGCTAGCTTAAAACAAGCTTTGAAACTGCAACGAAAAGGTTCTAAGGCAACAAAAGAAGATATTGATAGATATGAAGAGGCTGTAAAAAGAATGCAATCTATTCCTGTTAGTGATGAGCAAAGAAGTTTTAATAAAATTTATGAAGAAAATGACAAATCTTGGCTTGGGTTTGTAAAAGGTATATATAAAAACCCATCAGTTCTATCAGGAGTTATACTTCAATCAGTAGCAAGTATGATTAACCCAACCGTAGCATTTGGAGCTATAAAAGGAGGAGCTATTGGAGCTGTTACAGCAGGTGCGGCAGGAGCAGCAGGAGGTGCTGCTTTTGGAGGGCCGGGAGGTGCAGCTGC